CAATATTATCTGCGGAACTATTGGCTCATTACCTTTAACAACTTTCAATCGCATTACTGGCCAGTATGTTGATCCACACAGAGTTATCAATCAGCCAGACCCAAGAGTTGCAGGATTCGTAATCTATAACTGGCTTGCTGAAGATATTTGGCTTTATGGTGCTGGTTATGGCCAAGTCTTAGAAATGTATTCATCTACAGATGGCGGTCGAGTAAGAGCCTGGACTCGCGTCAGTCCAGATAGAGTTACAGTTGATACAGATTTTCTTAACACAACTATTAACGGATATAAGGTTGATGGTAAATCAGTTCCAATGCAAGGCGTTGGCTCACTTATTCGATTTGATGGCGCAGATGAAGGATTCTTGCATCGCGCTGGTAAGACAGTAGCAGCAGCGGTTTATCTTGAAAACGCAGCAGTTAATTATGCTAAAGAGCCTGCTCCATCTATGGTTCTTAAATCAAATGGAACTAACTTAACAGCCGAAAGAATTTCCGCTTTATTAAGCGCTTGGAAAAATGCTAGACAAACTCGCTCAACTGCATTTCTAAATGCTGATGTTGAACTACAGCAATTTGGCTTTGATCCTAAAGCAATGCAACTTGCTGAAGCGCGTCAATATGTAGCATTAGAATTAGCTCGGGCCTGTGGAATACCTGCCTACTTCTTGAGCGCCGAATCGACTTCAATGACTTATTCAAACGCAGTGTCAGAACGGCGCTCATTAGTAGATTTCTCACTTCGCCCAATACTCAAGGCAATTGAGGAACGCTTATCATTACCGGACTTTGTTCCTAATCCTGTAATGGTGCGCTTTGCACTTGATGACTTCCTACGCGGTAACGCATTAGAGAGAGCTCAAGTTTATGAAATCCTAAACCGCATTGGCGCGATGAGCGTTGAGCAAATTCAGCGAGAGGAAGATTTGATTCCAAATGAAGGTTAATATGCCAATGGCAGTAACAGCTGCCGACACTATTAAAAGAACTATTACTGGAACTATTGTCACTTGGAATGAGCAAGGCAATACTTCAGTTGGCCCAACAGTATTTGCAGCAGATTCAATCGAAATTAAGCCAGTTAAGTTGCTACTTGAGCACGACAGGACTCGGCCAATTGGCAAAATGGTTTCTCACAATGTAACTGCGAATGGAATTGAAGCTACTTTTAAGATTGCCAATACTATGGCTGGAGAAGATGCTCTAGTTGAAGCAACCGAAGGGCTACGCGATGGATTTAGCGTAGGCGCGCAAATAAATGAATGGACCAACAATAAGGGCGTAATGCAGATTACTTCAGCAACCCTAGATGAAGTTTCTCTGGTTACTGATCCTGCAATTGATTCTGCTCGAGTAAGCGAAGTAGCAGCATCCGAGAATGAAGCACCAAAAGAAAATTCTGATTTGGCAACCGCTGATTCAGACAAACCAACCGAAGGAGACCAAGTGTCTGACACTACCGCTCCTGCTCCTGCCGTTGAAGAAGCGGTAGAAGCAGCCAAAGTAGAAGCTACAGCTCCAAAGCCAAGTTTCTACACAACTCCAAGACTTGAATTTACCAAGTCTAAATACCTAGAAATGAGCGTTCGCGCTGCTCTAGGAAATGATGATGCTCGCGCTTATGTTCGCGCAGCAGATGACACAACCAGCAACAACGCTGGTCTAATCCCAACTCGTCAATTGACAGAAGTTATTAATCCTTTATCAACAGCTGATCGTCCAGCGATTGATGCAATATCGCGAGGTGTCCTGCCAGACGCAGGAATGTCTTTTGAAATTCCTAAATTGACAGCTGCTCCAACAGTTGCCGAGGAAGCCGAAGCTGCTGCAATTGATGAAACAGGAATGACAACTGCGTTCGTTACAGTTGATGTTAAAAAATATGCTGGAGGACAAACCTTTTCTGTGGAACTCCTCGACCGGTCAAGTCCCGTCTTTTTTGACCTTTTGGTTGAGCAAATGGAGAACGCGTTTGCTTATGCTACAAATAACGCAGTTCTTAATGGCTTAATTGCTGGTGGAACTGATGGCGGCAATCGCACAATGTCAAATGTAAATTTCCAAGATTTCGTTTCAGATGCTGCAGTTTCAATCTATAACGGAACAAAGAGATTTGCTAGAAATATCATTGCTTCTACTGGACAATGGGGCGCAATTATGAATCTAGTTGATGGTCAGAGCCTTCCGCTTTACACCAACTTAATCAATCCACAGAATCGCGGAGGAGGAGTTTCACCTTCATCTCTACGCGGTAATGTTCTCGGTCTTGATTTTTATGTAGATCGCGGCCTTGGTTCTGGTGTTGGCGATGACACTCTGATTGTCGTTGAGCCATCTGCTTATCAATGGTTTGAAAGCAGCCGATTCCGTCTGCAAACCAATGTAGCACTAAATGGTCAGATTGAAGTTGCTTACTATGGCTATGGCGCACTTGCAACAAAGGTAGGCGCTGGCGCTTATCTATGGAAAGTTGCGTAGTTAATTAAAAAAAGTGACGGCCAGTCCGCTCCCGAGCTGGCCGCTCACCTAACTGCTTGAAAGGATGACGAAATGCCTACAATAGTTACGGCCACAGAGCTTAGGACGATTCTTGGCGTTTCGTCATCCCTGTATAACGATGCTTATCTCAATGACATATGTGATGCAGCTGAAAACTTAGTGCTTCCAATGCTAGTCAGTTATTCAGCGCCAATTGCCAAGGTCGAGCGCTCCGATGATGTAGTAGTATTTACTACACAGGGAGAGCACCCTTTTAGCGTAGGTCAATCAGTAGTTATCACTGGCGTAAATAACACCTTCAACGGCACTCACACTATTACCGATATTGGCCCAGACTTTTACTTTGAGTTTCCTAATTTTACTAACCCAGGCAACTTTAATATTGGCAATCTAAACCTAGAATTCACAGTCGCATTAGTCGGCGCAGATGTAAATGAATTTAATGTAATCCCTGCTGGCAAGGCAACCCTTACTGGCGCTTCAACCTATGTTGCTAATCCCAATGTAGAGGCAGCAGTTCTAACCATTTCAGTCGAAATATTCCAAGCAAGAACCGCAGCAGGCGGATCAATAGAAGGCGTAGATTTTGCAGTAACCCCTTACCGCTTATCTAAGAATTTACTTGCCAAGGTAACTGGCCTTCTAGGGCCTTATCTTGATGTAGAAACGATGGTTGGTTAATGCCATCAACAATTGCCACAGATGTTAGAGGCGCTATAAAGACTGCGCTTGCTGGCGTAGCTGCGAATATTTATGACTCAGTTCCAGAAGCGCCAATTGTCCCTGCAATTGTCATCATTCCAGACTCGCCCTATATGGAGCTTGAAGTCTTGGGTAAAACAACAACTAGAGTTAAATTAAATTACACCATAAGTGCTTGCGTTGCGTATTTCAGCAACGCCGCTGCTTTAGATAACTTAGAGCAAATGGTCATTAGTATTCTTGGAGCACTAAATGCTTCCAAGTATGAGTTATCAATAGTCGAAAGACCTTCGGTAACCGAAGTTGGAACTACTACCCTGCTAGTTTCAGATATACGCTTGAGCGTCCGCTACGAGCAAACCGCATAGGAGACCCAAATGCCAACAACAGTAATAACTGGGCGCGATGTGACCTTCACACTCGATAGCGCTAGCTACGACGCCCAAGCAACAAGCGCGGTATTAAGCTGCGAAACAATTATTGAGACCTATCAAACTCTTGATGGTCGCGCTTATAAATCCGTTGATAAGCAATGGACATTTACAATTGAATTGCTACAGGATTGGGGAGTCGCAAGCTCTCTATTTGAAGCAATGTGGGCTGATGCTGAAACAGCACCTAACACCACACTTACAGTTGCCTTTACAGCTACAAGTGGCGCAGTATTTACTTTCAGCGTATTGCCAATTTTCCCAACTGCTGGCGGAGCTGCTCCCGGAGCACTTACCGACACTTGGACGATGACAGTAGTTGGAACACCAACAGAGAACTTCAGCTAAGAGATCGGAGCATCGGGAGCTATGAAATCACAAATTAAAATTGAATATAACTCGGGCGAGGAGGCAACTTACATTGCCCAACCGCCCGAGTATGCCAAATGGGAGAAAGCAACTGGCAAGACGATTGGC